TGGAGGTCCATCAGGCCTAAATCCTCCCATCTCATTAATTTTATATCCAGTTCCTTCTAATTCGTAAACAAATCCTTGGAATCTTTGTGCCAAAGCTTTTGCTACTTCAGCTCTCCTTCCACTCTTAGAATTGATATATGTTAGAGGAACACCTGCAGCCCATGAAGTTGATGATGTATTTGGAACTACTCTATGTGATCCTCCGGCCGCAAACTCTGGTTTCTTTTTAGATTCTGTCTTTTTAGCTTCTGCAAGTTTTGTGTTAATAATATGTTGTTGTTCTCTATTTTTATATTCTGCAGGAGCCATTAACATGCCTCCGCTAGCCATTTTAGCTAAAATTCCCTTTGCATAGGAGATTCTTGGTCCATCATGATGAACTCCAGCACGTTCCCAATTTTTTCTAAACCAGACAGCTGCTTTTGCAGTGTCAGTCATTTTTTTGAATCCTTCAGACAACTTTTCAGTTGTCCTCATCTCATTAACGGCAAATTTAAAGTTATCCTCATTTGTAGGAACTTTGTTATAGTCACCACCATAACTTTCAATAAATTTATCATAACGATCTCCTGGAACTGAATTAGTCCATTGAGCCCAACCATATCCTCTTCTTGTAGTTCCTTTAGGCCATGGTTTTGAATTTCTTCCAAATGGTCCGCCTTCTCTAATACCAGGAATGAATCCTGCAGATTCGTGTGCGAAATTGCCCGCAATCGCTGCTGCAGCTTCCTTTGTCATTCCCAAATTACTTTGGAACTTCTTAGCAATAGCGACTCCCTTATCTACTACACTGCCACCAGCAGCAGGAATACCACTAGAATCTACAGATCCAGTATCACTGCCGGTGCCTGCTGGAGTTCCAGCTGGAGCGGCGCCTGTTCCTGTACTGCCAGTAGTTGATCCTTCTTTATTGAAATCTTTATTAACTAACATTCCAAGAACACCAACCACTGATGCAAGTAATCCAGTTACACTCGTATCAGAACTTAATTGTCCTTTAGTTATGTTAGGAGCAGTATCTTTGGCAATTAAACTTTCAGCTTCATCTGGTGCTGAACCTTGTTTTATTTCTGATTTACTTGGTTTTTTAGTACTTGCTGCTAATTTAGACTGATTGATTAAAACTCCAGACTTACCAAATTGAACTTGAAGTTGTCCAATTTCAGCTCCTAACATCTGATCAGCAAGTTTTCCACCTGGACCTAGATTTTTCACTGTTTGACTAGTAGCATCAACTAAAATACCACCAACCTGTTGTGGTGTTAGTTTCTTACCATCTCGTACAATACCACCCCTTTCAAATTCTTCTGTTTTTGGTGGTGGTCCTTTTGGTTTTTGTCCGAAGAATATATCATATAATTTTCCACCAGCCCAATCACCAGCAAATCCACCTATGATAGCACCTAATGGTCCACCAAAACCAGTACCAATAGTACCTAAAATACCAGCGCCGATTGCCTTAAATGCAGCTCTTCCTAGTGGTTCTCCCATTGCAACAGAGAGACCAAAGTCTAATAATGCGCCAATTAGAGGTAATCTTTTAACGAAAGGTCTAATTACTTTTAATGCAGTTTTTGTTCCACCTTTACCGAGAACACCAACGGCAGTTTTTCTTAGTGCATTTTGAACTCCAGATCGTGCATACTTACCACCCAGAGACTTTACGGCATCATTGCCAAATCTCTTCCTAGCCGCCTCGATACCATATCTGTCTGCATACCTTCTGGCAGCCGCTGGTGAGGTTGTGGGACCTGTTCTGCCTGGGCCTGAACCAGTTATCCCTGTCTGTGGCTTTCCTCTATTTCGGGAGTTATTGTTGTTATTATTATTTTTTTTAAAATTAGATTCCTTTCCAAGTATACCTGCAATATCTCTGAATAAAGACATTGGATCTGAAAGCCACCTTAAAGTCAAAATACCTGGAATAGCAGTTAATATTTGGCCTAATCCCTGGAAAGTTTGTCCTATATCTCCTTTTCTCAGTCCATCAACAGTATCAAATATTCCAGATCCAAGTGTTATTATTGATCCTGCAATAAATCCACCTACTTTTTCTACTACATTAAAAAGAAATTTACATACTTTTTGTATACCTATAAATATTTTTCCAACTTTTTCTGTGTTCTTTGGATCCATCATCCATTTTAAAACACTACTTGTTATTGCATACTTGATGAATAACTGCAATAAATCTTTTATAAAATCAAAAAATCCTGAAGCTGGTTTAGTAACTTTTTCTGCAATTGCTTGAGGTTTAATTCCCAAAGGATTTCTTTCTGAAGTATCTTCTGATTTTGAATCTAAAGACCTTCTAGAAGCATTTTTTTCCGCAAACTCTTTTTTCTTCTCAGACTTTAAATCATCAGCTCTTAACTTTGCAGATTTGAGATTATCTTTAGATTCTCTCTTATCAATTGTTTCAAAAACTTTAAATGTTTTAACTAAAGACTGGTTGAATGAAACAAGTTGAGAGTTCAACGAGTTTATAGCTTGACCTAAATTATTAAAAGCCTTTAACGATGTCTTGAAAGACGAAAATGCAGGGTCTGAATCTGCAGATTTTTTCTTGCCATTAACAAGCACTTTCGCACCTAACTTTGTAGATACGGAAGAAAATTTAGTAAATTTCTTTTTTGCTGTTACTGTGGCCATTATAGATCGTGCCTAGCTGCTTGGTTTTGTTTTTGAATTCTATCATTCTCTTCTTTAATATATTGAGTCAACAGAATAACATAAGAATCTCTCTCCCAGGGCATCATATTTTCAATGTCTTGCAAACTGTACTTATGATGTTGCATTAAGGCAAAATTTAATCGTATATAATTCTCTAGAGAATTATATATCATCGCTATGCGAAAAAAGATGCTAGACCCTCAATTCTAACTTCACTTTCAACCTCAGTATTAGGATTTGTTACCTTAACTACTTTTTCTAGTTTAGGCATAGTTTCAAAGAATTTTTGAAGTTTTTGGAATTGTTTGTTGTCCATACTTTCAATAAATTCCATAACTTCTTTTTTGGGAACATCTTTTGTTTCCCAAACTTCTTCTCCACTAAAAATTTGATCTATACAACTTGCAGTAAGATCAAATGCAGTTTCTGCACCAGCATCAACAGTAAAGTTATTCTTGACGAATGTATCTAAACTTGGATACTTCATAATGACTCCAACGTTATCATCAATTTGAATTTTTGGATCATGAGCTTCAGGCATCTCCACTTCAATTTCATCAAGATTGATGTCTACAGTTACTTCGGTAGCACCGTCATCTGGACATGTTATTGTTACTGTAGAAACTTCACCAACAGATTTAGATCTGATTTTTAGGAAAATATATTCGATTTCAAATGTAGGCAGATCATCTACCTTTTTCTTTAAGGTAGTGCAATTTTTAATGATGGTTTTTACAGCATTGATCATTTGTTTTTGATCTTCAGTTTCCATAGCCATAATAAGAATTTTTTCTTCTTTGACTAAGAAAGGTCTATATTTGATTTTTTCTTTTGTAGTTGGTAAAATCAACTCATATTCAGGCGTTACAAGTTTAGGTAAAGGCATAATTACTCCTATTAAAACATTTCAGTGTATCTTTATTTATTTGGGATTAGCACCATTAATATTATTGAATGGAGGTAGTCCTAAGTCTTTTTTCTTTTGAGCGTTATTTTGAATTATCTTCTTAGTTATATCTACAGACTGTTTCATTCTATCACTACTTTCACCCTTAGCCTTGACAAATGAATTTCTATTATTTCTAGTTTGAAGAGCAACGGTATTAGCTTCATTTCTCATCAATCTGTATCTCTCATAATAGAAACTAACTTGAAATTTTAATAGTTGAGAACTTCCACCACTAAGAGACATTGATCCTACATTAAATGGGAAACAATTATAAACTCTGTATACAGAAGTCTCTACATTTTCATAGTCAAATAATCCTTTTTTCCAAGCACCATTATCAAAGTCTTCAATTCCTTTTTCATACTTAGTTATTGTCATATAAGGACTGACTAACTGTTTATAGTATGTAACATGGTGAGATACATCACTGTTAATAGCTCCCAACCATTTTTCAAATAAGTATCTAATCTCTGCATACTTATCTACATGAAAAGACAACTGAATTTCACTGTAACTTGTTCCTGTAGGATAACGGAACATTGTGCCAAATAATTTATGTTCAGCTGTGTTGAGATTTTTACTTGGTAGTGTGACTTCATCGCACATACCATCTATTAAATCAGATAATCTATTTTTTCCTATCTCTCTTACTCCCATATTAAAAAATTCGCTACCAATAACTTTAAGTACTGGTGGCGGTTCAATTTGCACCAAATATAGATTAGAAGTCTGATAACCATTATTAACTAACAGATTTCTAAATGTGTTTATGGAATTACCTATTGCCATTTTTCCAAACGATTTCCTTTTCTAAAGAATTTTGTTTTTTGTTTTTTATAGTATAAAACTTCTCTAAAGGTAATTTCGCAGATCCACTCCAATCATTTTTATTCACTGGATATATCGATGTTGTTACCTTACTATCTTCATATCTGGTGATAATACTTTTAGGTATGCTCATAGAATTATTTAGAAGCTTTTCTACAAGCAAAACCCTTTTCTCTGGTTTTAATAAATGAAGATTCGCACCAACAAATCCATCATCATAGGTTTCTAAAACATAAACTAGGGGATATCTATCGTTCTTCTTACTATTTGAGTTTTCATATTCAAAATAAACCAAACTTCCTATTTTTGGTCTTCTGATTGGATTAGAAGAATCCTGTAATAACTCAAAAAATTGTTTTCTGAACCAATCTGCAGATTTTTTCTTTCCTTGAGTTGAATCAAGTATTTTATCGTAGATGTTCATACTTTTAAGTCTTTCTCCGTTAGAACTAAAAATTCCCAAAGATGATCCTTACAAAATTCTTCAGCAGCTGCCCATTTACACTGATTTACAATATATTGATTCACCTCAGCGAGATATTGTTTTGTTCTTCTTTTTGTACTCGTCGGTGGTTTAGTAAACCTTTCTGGTTTTATTTCAACTAAGTATTTTTTAATTTCACCTCTAGAGTTTCTAACTTTCATGAAGAAGTCAGGAAAGTATCTATGCATCTTTTTGTCAATAGGCGAATAATAAGGAATTATCAGTTCTTCACTTCCCCACTGCAAAACACTTTCTTTTATGTCACAGTATTTCATGAACTTCAATTCCCAAGAAGACCTATAAATAATATTAGTATAGTCTCCTATATATTTATTTTTGTTGGTGGGTACAAATTTACCAGAGTAGTTCATATGTCATCTATATTCAAATATCCTGCAGATATGGCTGACTTAAATGCAGCTGCGGGGTTAGATATTGGAAGTGACTCACGAGGAAGAGTTAAAGATCTTATGTGTATGAGAGTTCTCGACTCTTCAAGTAATGCTGTAAATCCATATTCTAACATAACCCCCTCAGGATTTGTTGCTGGTGGATCCGCTCCAGCAAAAGCGTCCATATGGTTATATATGCCCCAAAGTATTAATGCAAGTTATTCAATTGAGTATGCAGACATAAACTTAGGAGTAATAGGAAAAGGAGCACTACAAGGTGTTGCTGATGGGCAGTTTTCATCTGGGGATGCACAACAAATAGGTCAGAAGTTAAAAGCAATGGCAGAAGGTATGTTCCCAGAAGTTCAAATGGGCACTATTGGTAATGCAATTGGTATTGCAAATAATGGAATCGGGTTGGGTGGAGATTCACTTAGTGGATCTGATGTTAGTGCATTGACGCAGAAAAAAGCATTTAACCCATATTTAGAAAACGTATTCAAAGGTGTTGGGTTTCGAACTCACCCATTTAATTTTAAATTTGTTGTTAGATCAGCAGCCGAAGGAGTACAGGTAAAAGGAATAATTAAAACCCTAAAAGAAGCAATGCACCCAGATTTTTCTGGAGGTGGAAATAGATTCTTAAAAATTCCAGATTTATTTGATATTAAATTTGTCAGAAATTCTGGTAACTTATCTGCTACTAATGTATTATATAAATTTAAACCCTGCGTTTTAACAAGTTTGAATGTAAACTATACCCCAGATGGATACTATGCTGTACCTGGAGATTTGTTACTAAACGAATGGAATGATATCTCAGTTTCTGTTGATATTTCACTGCAATTTAAAGAAACTCAGATTCTCACGAAAAAAGATTTCAAAGATACTATTACTTTCTAATCATGTATTACTTTCAACTTTTACCAGATATAGCATTATCCACACCAACATCAATTGATAGTAGTGCAAAAACAACAGCAAAGAATATCTTTAGAAGTATCAGATTTAGATCTGATATGAAAAGATATACTCAATTTTATGAAAAATATGTCATATTAGATGGTGAAAGACCAATGGATGTTTCCATGAAATTTTATGAGGATCCAAACTACGATTGGTTAGTCATTTTATTCAATAACATCAAAAATGTAGATAATGAATGGCCAAGAAGCACACAACAAATCAATGAAATAATTAGAACAAAATATACAGATCCATATTCAGTTCATCACTATGAAACTAAACAAGTAATATTTGAAGGTGATGAAATTTTACCAGAAGGTAAAGTAGTACAAGAAAACTTTACTTTTACAACGCCTTCTCAAATTTCTGGATTTGGTTTTAATGGGATTATTACATCTGGAAGTCCTATTATTCAAATTAGAGGAAGTGCAGAAATTCTGTCTTCTGGACCTGCTGTATTTAAAAATGTATTTAAAGGTGGTCCATTATTTGTTCCTCCTAGTATTTTCCCTGATGGTACTGAAATAATAGAATGTAGAAGAAATATAGATAATACCTATTATGTTCTGGTAGATCAAAATGCTCTTGTTACATCAACTACTCCAATTTTATTTGGAACTTCAAAATACGGTCCTGTGACTTTAAAAGGTGAACAACTCATAAAAACTGTTTATAACCAAGATTATGAAATGGAATTAAATGATAAAAAACGATCAATATCTCTTTTAAATCCAAGTCTACTAACACAAGCAGTTGAAGAGTTTAGAGAAAAACTTGCATATAAGGAATTGACGGAATTTGCACCAGAAGAAATGGAATTCACAATAGAACAAAAAATAAGTTCTTTTTATTAGAAAACCCTGGCAAAGATTTTTGCCAGGGATTTTTTTTCGCGCTATTTGTGAATTGTAGCTCGATTTAGGTTAGGGGGGTC